TTCCGTCTGGATGCGGAGGTTGGATAGAAGAAGACCGACGCAGAATCTACAGAGATATGGACCCCTCATTATGGAAATGTATGTGGGGGGCAATTGACATAGATGAAGGTGAAGACTCATTCGATCATGCCCTAAACGCTAGCACCGTATTACAAGCGTTAGCCATGAAAGGGTGGGTTGAACTTTCAAGATCTAAAGGCTGTCACGTATGGGTTTTTGCAGAAGACTGGGTTGAAGCCCCAATAATGCGAAAAGCCTTACAAGCCGTATGTCAGATAGGAAACATCAAATATGATGCTGTTTATCCAAAACAAGACTATCTAAGCGGACCCCCAGGAAATTACATGCGACTGCCTTACGGCGGAGCAAGACCCAAAGGGCGACAAGAAGTGATAGACGTTGAACGCGAATGGGCAATCCCATACGATACGTTTCTTTTCCATGCGGATAAGAATCGCGCTAAAGTCGAACTTCTTGAAACAGCCGCAGAACTGTGGATAGATCCTAAACCTGATTTACCGCCTGCTAGAGACTACTCAAAAGAACCTTTAATGCACGTAGATGGTACGAGACTAAGAGGAGTGGCGCGTCAAATGTACAACGACGGTCCTCATTCGTACTACACTTCTGCTGAAGGTGCTGGTAGAGGAAGGCACGGATTCCTAAATAGATTTGCTCGCGCTATGTGGGAAGCAGGTTACGTAAGAACCGACATATTAACATGGACCAAAGACCTAGACGGTAGATTGGGTACATGGTGGTCAGATGGACCTAAATTCACAGGAAGGCAAGATTGTGACAGACAAATCAGACAACTCGTCGATGACGCAGAAAGACGAGCAAAGCGTAGATGAGTTTTCTTTCTTAGTGCATGGGCGACCCACCCCAAAGGGTCGCCCACGCATGTCTCGTAAAGGCAGAGTTTATACACCTGCAAAGACTGTAAGCGCAGAAGAAGAGTACAGTCTTGCAGTAGGAGATGATGCCCCCATATTTGAAGGACCAGTAAGAGTTGAATTAACGTTTAACGTAGATTCAACAATGGTCACTATTATTCCCGCAGGAGATTGGAAATCACCGTTAAGAGGCGACTTAGACAATTACATTAAGTTGGCTTTAGACGGCATTCAACGTGCAGGAATAATCGTGAACGACTCTCAAGTCGTTCACATAGAAGCAACGAAACTCTAGGAGGAAACGTGGCAGATATAAAACCCACTGGCATAAATATGACAGTGACAAAAAAAGAATTAGAAAAAGCGCGTAACGCTGAAATAAAGCGTTGGCGCGAAAGTAAAAGTAAACGAGCGGAAAGTAAAAAATGAGTTTCTCAGACGAACCTTTCCATAGACGCATACAGACAATGGGAGACATCGCTGAGAAAAAGTTTGAAGAACTTTCAGAGGTAAATTACATCCGTTACGGATTAAATAGACCCCCGCTCAACATGGCTTCTTTACCCCTTTCTATTAGGCACACACCTGATTATTTAACTTCAAATAATTTGGTAGAAGTACAGGGATTAGGCAAAGACCAAATGCTGAAAATGAAACTAGAAAAAATGAAAGCGCTAGGATCATGGAATCGAATGCATAAAGTCCAACTATTCGTGTACGATTCTGCAAATGATAGGCATTCGTTAATAGAATACAGCGATTTGCAAAAACTATGCAGAAGAGCGGAAGTAGCGTCCTTTCCAGAAGGTAAACAATATTACGCTATCCCTGCCGCGCTAGTATGGGTAGATGAGCCGCAAGGAAATACCAACTGATCCAGAGCACCTTGCTTGGCTTAAAGAAACGCTTGGAAAATCAGATGAAAGATTCTCCAAAAGCGAAAGAACCGAGTTAAGTGAGATAATTCTAAACGCCTACGAAACACTCGAAGGCGTAGAACTCTGGATAATGAACGCAATTCTATTTGAAAAACTTAGCCTGCGCGACATTGAATACATTTTAGGCATACCTAAAACAACTGTTGCTCGCAAAAGAGATCAAATATTAGGGCGTTTAGCAAAACAATTAGAAGAACACGATCTCATAAAGGAGTACTTAAATGAGAACACCAAGAATTAAACCTGAAACATGGAACGCATCAGCAGGGCTGATGGCAAACAATATAGATACAAAACGTGCTAGAGGAGTAAGTCACCCACACTCATACGACCACGATTTACTTTTAGGAGTAATCCGCAACGAATATGACACATTTGCAAGCGTATATTATGGTGCTGAAATTTACGAAGACGTTGGCGCGAATTGGTTTGCGGCAATGGCAATTATGTGCCTAGACATGACAAAGTTTTACGCTGATAACACTTTCGAGGAACCGCTATCAGCAAGTTCATTGATGCCATTCCTCACCCAAA